AATATGCAAGAAGTAGAACAGCAAGAAGTGGAGAAAATGTTTATCCATCTATTCCTGACCAATTAGATATGCAGTTTCACGACCAAGTGAATGGCACTACTACTTGGAAAGATGCTATTCAAGCTATTAAAGATGCAAATCCTAAAGCATAAGTTAATGGCAGGAGAAGTATTAACTGAAGCTGAAGCTGATACAATCGTTTTATAATAATTTTTATACGATATGGCGAGAACAGCTACACAAATCACTCTCAAACATATCAACGAAAAATTAAAAAATATTCATAGATCAGTAGAACAAAATTCAAAAGACATTGTAGGACTTAAAGAACAGGTCGCTATGGGACGTGGTGGCTTGAAAGTTTTAGTATGGCTTGGAGCTATCATAGGTGCTATAATAGGTGTAATTAAAATAAAAGGTTTTATATGATCGATGATTACCGAGTACCCTACAGCTATGAAGTAAAAGAATTAGCTAATGGTATGTTTCAAATTACTATTACCGCAACAGGATTCCTTAACTCAAGGGATGCTGAAAGATTCCTCAGCGATATTAATAATTTTGAATTCGATCACACTAATTTTACACACAAATCTAAACCTACTTATCACTAATGGCTACTTGTAAAATATGTGGTGGGATTAAATGTGTTTGTAAAAAAAGCATTCACGAACTAGCTAAAGCTAATCCGAATAAATCTTATAAAGTATTAGAACAAGAAAGAGCAGAACAAGCTACCTATGAAAGTAATGGTGGAGTTGTGATAGATGATACTAATGAATGTGAAAGCTGTCAGTAATGGACCTTAAAGATAAAATAATTTCTATGGCTCTCGTGGCTTTAATTTCTCTTGTCGGATGGAATCTCCACGAAACTTGGAATATGAAAGAACAAGTCTTTCAACTTAAACAAGGACAAATATTTTTATCTAAACAGATTAAAAAGAATACTGCTTTTGTTAAACAAAAACTTAAACAGCTAAAGAAGAAACAAAACAAAAAGGTTATTAAAAACGAGATAACTAAGAACAATAAAAAGAAGAAGAAGAAGAAAAAGAATAAGGTGGAGAATGAGTAATGAGATATTTAATTATATGTTTATTCTTAACTCTATTGCTTAGTGCTTGTGAAAATACTAAGCATACTATTGGTGTTTCAGGAAAACCCCTGAGTACCAAGATGGATGAAAGCGTCAAGTTTAATTACAAAATTACCTTTGGTAAAATCAGACCGAAAGAAGACGATGACTAATCCTATTGCTAAATCCCTGCCACAATTTAGACACAAACGATTCAAAGACAAAACTAAATACAACCGTAAGAAGAAAGAATATAACATTGAATAAAAGTCCTTTAAATATATCTGATGAAGTAAAAGTTCAAATGCCTATGAAGACAGTTGCGTCTTTAATAGCAATAGTAGCCATTGGAACTTGGGCTTTCTTTTCATTTCAAGAAAAATTAAATCAACACGCAACTACATTACAAATTATGGAAAAGGATTTGGTAGAGAATACGGAATTCAGAATAAAATGGCCGAGAGGATTACTAGGTTCATTACCTGCTGACTCAGAACAGTTTATGTTGATTGAAGAATTATATAAACAAATGGATAAACTTCAGATAAGAGTAGATAGTATGTTACATAATGAAGTAGGAATTAAAGCATTAGATAAAGCTGTTGAAAAACTACAATCTGATGTAGAAAAGCTTAAGGATAAACAAAGGACATTTAGTAATGGGAACAATCACTAGCGGAGTAATAGTTTTATGTATGTTCTATCAAGGTGGAATCATAGAGCATACTTATATTCAGGACCAAAAGATGAGTTCGTGCCTCAAGTCGAAGAGGGTGGTCGAGAGATCAGTAAATCCTCAAAATGTGAGGATGCAGTGCGGAGAAGTAGATGCTATTATTGAAGAAGATAAAGATACTGGAAGATATAGAGTAGTTAAAATAGTTAAAGATAAATATGATTCAACAGGTTATACTAAATAATGGATGCGTTAAAAGATAGAATTAAAAAGCACGAGGGATTTGTTAATGAAGTATATAATGATTCTCTTGGTAAAAGAACTGTAGGATATGGACACCTATGCGTTGAAGACCATTGGGAAAATAATAAAAAATATACTGAAGAATTTTTAAGTGGAATCTTTGATGAAGATTTCGCTAATGCTAATGGTTTAGCTATAAAAATGATAGGAGATATACCTCTTAAACAAAACTCCAAAGAAGTCATTATTGAAATGTGTTTTCAATTAGGCAATAGAGTTTCTAAGTTTGCTAAAATGTGGCAAGCATTAAAGAACGAAGACTACCAAACAGCATCACTAGAAATGTTGGATAGTAACTGGCATAAACAAACTCCTAAACGATGTGAATCTCTTGCTGAAATTATGAGGGAAGACTAATGGCATTCCCAATATTTAGTGCAATCAAATTAGTAACACAGGTAGGTGGACATATTTTTAAAAATCGCCAACGAACTAAAATGTTAATGAGTGATGCTCAATTAAAACACGCAGAAAAAATGAGTACAGGACAGTTGGAATACTCAGGTAAATTATTAGAAGCAAGACAGTCAGACTGGAAAGACGAATTCATTTTGATTTTGCTCAGTTTGCCAATCGTAATGTTGTCAATAGCAGTCTATTCAGACGATCCAACTGCTATGGAGAAGATGAAATTATTTTTTGAATACTTTTCTGATCTTCCTTTTTGGTATCAAACCATTTTTGTTGGTGTCATAGCTAGCGTTTATGGGCTAAAAGCAACTGACTTGATTAAAAGGAAATAATACTATAGGTAAAAACAATGGAAATGATGAAACAAATGTGGCTAGGATTAAGCCCTAAACAGAAGAAGATTGCTATTGCTGTAGGTGTAGTAGTTATCATTCTAATCCTTACCAATTTATAGCGTTTAATGGCTCATAGATGGCTCAATTTTAATGATTGATAGCTATCCTAAGAGTTGTACCGCAAAATTTGTAATGCTGATATACAGCTCAATCTCTCATATTTAGTTTCTATCTTATGATAGTTGATGTTAAAATTTATACTTACTTTACAAATCTGCTCAATGGTAATGAATACTTGCAATCCACCCTTAGAACATAAGGTTGTATTTGATGATTGGTATAGCTGTGCAATTATGGGTAGTAGTTCATCAGTTAAAACATTTCAAAACCTTGGTCCTGATTATGTTAATGCAACTGGTACTCTAATTAAGTACTGGTGTGTTCCTAAAACAATAAAACCTACAGTAGAAAAAGATACCTAATCCGAACACACCTCGGATTTTAAAATAATCCGAACACACTTCGGATTTTATCTTACATATTTTCCAAATGAATCTTGACAGTAGTGAAAGAAAACTATCTTTCCTTTATGTTTATAGTGTCCCCAAAGCTGATTGTTTCCACCTTGATAGTTTGGATTTTCAACCCAAGTAGTATGTTTAATAAATGCCTTTTCACACGATGCTTCCTTTAAAGCCATACCCACAGGAATCTTTGCTAGTTCATAGCTTGTACTAGATGTTAATAATCCTAAGACTAGAAATAATATATTCATTATACAAATACAATTTTGATTGCGATATATAATACAATAAAGATAAACATTAATACTAACTGTTGGTCGTATGGTAAATGATTCATATTGATCTCCATTCCATTAATAGATTATTAATATAATCTGCTTCTTGTTTAATTGCTTTAGCGTCCTTGTCCTCTATATCTATGCTTGACTTTTTTATGTTTAGGATTGGCTCGTTTGGAGTGTCTGCCTTTGCGTTTCTTCCTAGTTTTTGTGAGATGTTTATATCCATAAGACCTAACCATACCAGTTTATCACACCCCATATACCTAATACAACTGATACTATCTCCATTAAGAATCTTCCGTACCCCTCTTGGTTACGATCTTGCCACCCCCAGTACGCCCACATCAGACAAGCGATTACACCAAGCAACCATCCTAAAGCTTGAAATAGATTATACTTAAAAGAAGTTAAAATAAAGATACTGCATACAGAAATAAGTAATGCAATATACCTAGCGACTTTGGTGTTTAAGCTTCTCCTTAACTTCCAAATCATACGGGACTCTATACTCGTTATGGTTTAAAAGTAAATCTATAAAATAGCTAAGATTTATACAAACTAAGGTATCTCCGTGGTCCTCGTGTAATGCTAATGCTTGGGCATTTCCTTTCCACCTTTTTAAAGTCTTGAATCCTGTACCATTCTTACGTGTTTTAACTTCCACTATGACGTTTGGATTATTTATTTGTATATCGTGTGGAAAATCAGACAATGCTCCACTCATCGGTTGTCGTCTTGCAGACAAACCTTTCTTTTTGAAATGCTTTACTAAATTACATTCAGCTTTATAACCTTTTCTTTTGCTTTTATTAGTCATCAGGAATATACTCTTTGTGATCTTTTAATAACAAAGCATAATCCTCTCTCTTGACCATTGGAAAAGCATCATAAGTTTTCTGAATATAATATGCTAACTTATTAACCAAGTCAGATGGTTGATTTTGTTTTGCTTCAACAATTTTTTCAGCAACAACTCTTGCATCTGTACTAATTTGGTTTTGGTTTTCTAACAATCTTACTACCTCCTTTCTCGTAATCACGGTGTACAATAATTCTTCTTGAATCTCCGTATCCTCCGATACATTTAAGATAATCCTTTCTAACTAATCGTTGGACAGCTCCCCAAGATTGTGATCTTGAGGAGAACTTACATCCTTTAGTTATTTCTGAATAACTAGGACTAATCTTATTAACGAAAATAAATCCTTTAATAAAACTATATACTTTATATTCATTCCTAGTCATCAGAACGGTGCTTTCTCTTCTTTACTCGTATCGTCTAGCTCGTCTAATCCAGCTACCTCATTCGGAGCTGGCTCATTCTCGCTATCCTTTTTACTGTCCAACAATTTCATTTGACTTTCGAATCTATCTAAATGAATTTCTGCTGTCTTAACTGCCTGTCCATTCTTTTCCCATTGTGCGTATGTCAATCTGCCTTGCAACAAAACTTTACTTCCTTTTTTCGTAAACCTTTGTAATACATCAGCAATCTTAGCATCCCACACAACTACTTTATGCCAGTCAGTTTCTCTTTCGCCTTGAATAATCCTATTAGTAGCAATACTAAGGGTAGCATACTTACTACCCTTAGATGTTTCTCTAATTTCGGGATCACGTCCAAGGTTTCCTATTACGGTAATTGAATTATACATGGATTGGTTTGACTCCGTTCAGTTCTTTAAGTTTATCCTCATACAAAGTCTTCGTATGTAAATAAACTGCGTGTGAAGATTGTTTAGCTTTAGTCATATGTACTTTGTACATCTGCCCATAACCTTTCAATCCTTTTAATGTCTTAGAGTCTTTAATTTCCTTTTGGAATTTCTCTAAGGTTCTTTCATCAGTTGGTCTTACTTGTGTATTAGAAGTTTGTTTAACATTTTTAACATCTAATTCATCTTCAGAATAAATGAATCCGTGTAATCCTATTAACTTCAAGATGGCTCTATCTATTGCCCTCTTCTCAGCCATAGCATATGGATAAGCATTCTTAGTATTCTTTGGACTTGCTTCTCCATAAGTAATCACATTCATTTTATCAAGTGATGCTGTACATTTAATACAAACGATACCTTTTTCGGAATTCGTTTCTATTTCAGAAAGATTATTAATGTTAATTTTTTTCTTAACACCAGCAATCTCAATGTATCTGTGATACATAACCCAAGTACCGTGGCAATCCCACAAGCATTCCTTTGCTGTGAATCCTAGGTCCTTAAGTATTGTAGTTACTCTTTTATCGAGTGGTTTAGCCATTATATTTTCCTCCTTTGGTTTCTTCTTTAATGGATAAATAACCAGCTTTGGAACGTGCTATTAATATTCCAGAACCAGTTGCTCTACGACAATTAGTAGGTACTTTAGATTTAAGTACTTCTCCAATCGCCTTATGATCTTTCGCTGGTTGTCTAGTATCGTGCCATTCTTGGGCTAATGATATGAATTGATTATCTCGATCTTCATCGAAGTTAATTGTAATCATATCATTGATCTTTATTTTACCAGCTAGTTTAGGTAGTTCTTGGGTAAGTTCATCTAATTTTTCAGGTGCTTCTTTTGATTGTACATAACTCCAAAAAGATTTTTCAATCTCATAAAGTTTCTTTTGGTATGTTTCATCTTCATCTATCTTGCAATATTCAAAGCGATTATTGCCAAAGATAACTGATAAATAAATGTAAGGAGATTCATTAACCATCAAGTAATGTTGTATTTGTGGCATATATGTACTCACTACATTGTCTATTGTATTGTTTGAATTGGTATGTTTACATTCAACAAGAATATTATCTTCCTCAATCCATCCGTCATAATGAGCAAACATAAAATCTTTTTGTTGGTATAGTTTAGGGTAATCGGTAACTTTTTTATTCAACTCATAACTAAGCCATTGTTTATTAACTGGCTCAGTATAAAGACCAAGTTGTACTGGTAAGACTCTTGATAAGTCTTCAGGTTCTTGTTGTTTAGTCTTCTCCATCCATAGAGTATGCCAGTCGCCTTTCATAATTCGAGTTGCGTCTGATCCTCCAATCCCCATATGTCTGTTGATACGAAGATGCTCTACTTTAGGAGTCTTTACTTCTTTAGTCGTATTCATAGTTTAATCCTCCTTTGTTCTATTTATATACGCTTTTTGTTTATGGATTTCAAGTCTATAAAAAGACTTAGTAACATCTTGAAGCCACTTTAAATGATACACATAAGGTGGCTCAAGACGGTCCATAAATTCTTTCGGTACTGGTAGTCTAGGGTATGGAAAGGTCTTGAGAATATCGTTAATGCAATTATTAAGTAAGAAAGATGGGTACTTCAAAAGTAATTTAAAGTATTGTTGAAGACCAATCTTATCAGGAATATTAATTGCAAAGGTACTTGCAATAGTTTCTAGTGCTACTGCTACATCCTGTTCAGTACAAGATTTAATTTCCTTTGCCATCTTGCTGATAATAATCGGTGCTTCTTTATCAATCTTTTTTTCTATGAGGAATGAGTCCTCTTTTCCCATCAAGTACTTGATCTCGTATACCCGCAACATCAAGGATTCGCTTGCGTCTTTCTTGAATGCTTCGGGAATCATAGATAGAGTTACCCGTTTTAGTTTCTCTTCTAGTGTTTCTGAATTTGATACCACGTCTGATCCAGTTTCTAAAACAAGCATCCCAGTCTGCTCTAACCTGTCCATTTGCGGTGTAGTAATCAATGAACTGTGCTTTTTCGTAGTCAATGTCTACCTCCTCTCCATATGTTTCATTAATCCAATCCAAATCTCTTGGGTTGGGCGTGTAATTTCTTCCTACTGCTTTCTTGTATTGGTACAAATTAATATTAAATCCTAATGCGTTAATCCAATTCACTAAGTTTGTACCGTTAGGAATTTTGGAATAGCTTTCCCATTTAGTAACTAATGAGTCAGCTACTCCAATCTTTTCTGCAAGTTCTTGAGTACCAATACTTAATCTTTTTCTTTGGTACTTAAGCT